AAATTCACTAAGATCTGGTGTATGAAATAAAGATCTTGAAATTTCGGTAGCATCCCCAGAATTAATTTTTTTAACAGCACTTACAAGCTCATTTAATTGTAGTGTTGATAATTTATATGGCGTAGGATCGTTTGGTATTATATGGGCGTTTGATAAGAAATCGTCATTTAATCTTGGGTCATTTTTCATTTTTAAATACAAAAAAACATATACACGACGCATTGAATCGCCAGTAGATTCAAATGGAGGATTTAACCCCTCAACATTTGCAGTTATTTTATTTGCTTCTTCTTGTGACAAGTTTGATGCCATACCTACTTATAGTTGGGAATATATAACATATAATGTGGAAAGTATATCTACTACAGGATATTAACAGTCAAAGAACATATGTAGGTGCAACATTGGATATACATCGGCGCCTTTTACAACATAATGGTGTCCAGTCGGGCGGAGCAAAGGCAACAAGTGGCCGTCAATGGAGCCGTATATGCCATGTAACAGGTTTTCCACATGAGCGAGCCGCTTTGCAATTTGAGTGGAAATGGAAGAATTTGACAAAAAAAGAGAATGGTTCGGCACTTGATAGGCGCACAAAGGCTCTTATTGTCTTGCTAAATTCATCACAGTCCACAAGTAAGGCAACAGATTATAAGGAATATGTTGACAGCCTTGAAGTTATTTGGGAGGATAAATTAGATGGCTTGGAAGTTTCCGCGACGATTTAGCAGATCCTATTGTAAAAAAACTCCATGTAAGCGTATGGGATTTACACAGCGCTCATCATGTCGCCCTTATAAAAATTGCTTCCGACAAACAAGAAAGCGATCTAATCGTTTTTAACATTATTTGTTGAAAATCTATTGTAAAGTGTTTTAAGTTTATCAGTTAAATGTATCTGATAATACAACAAGGTAAATTCTAATACAGGGGCATATCTAAGTTCGTGTAGTAGATTGTGTTTAAAACCGTAAATTCCTTCAAAAGGTGATGGTATGTCTTCAACAATATTTCTAATAATATAAATTGTTATACCGTTGATCCATAAAAAGAAAGTGAGCTCAATAATAATTTGTAGAGTTGTTTTTTCTTTTTCTTTAGATTTGTTAAATTTATCTAAAATATTATCAAATATTCTTGCCATAAAAAATCCGGAAAGGAAATAAAGGGCCGTTATAAATCCTATATCTGCCATTTTAACAAGACGAAAGCCTAGACTCATCTATCTATTATAGTACCCGAATAGATATGGAGGGAGGTGTAAAAATCATTCCAGGATTATTTGATCCTAAAAGAAAAAAGGCTAAAAAAACGAAGAAAAATAACAAGGTTGAATCAACACTTACAGTTATTAAAACAAAAAAACAGACCCTACATTTGAAGCATGAAGTCCATGAATTAATCGGTATTGACTATGATCCAAATGTTTTTCTTCCAAAGGCGGCAATATTAATAAAAAAATTATTGAAAGTTTCAAAAAAGGCGAGTCTAGGAACAAATACAAAGAAGGTTGATGGATTTATTCTGACCTTGGTTAACGCCCTTTATTATGCCTTTAAAAAGGAGAATAATATTAATTATAATAGCAATTCAACTGAGGCATCTATTAACGAATCAGATATATGGAATGATCCATATAGTCTTTTGAAAACACTGGTCAAGAAATTAGATATTCTTATGGAAACGGACGATGAAGAATTCAAACTTGAAATCTCAGAAACTATAAGGTCGGCATTGCAATATGGCTACAATAAGACCTATGTTGAACACAAAAATGTGGAAGTCAATCAGCTTTCTAATATGTTTTCAAAGTTATAAGCGGAATAATTAATCAAGACATTATAAAATTATATAGTATAATGTCTGAAGGTTCAGAACCACATGAAGATTGGAATGAAAATTTAGAACATGTTATTAAATGTACGGGTGAAAAAAGTCAAGCGCTATTTTGGATGCATAATAATGCTAGTATTTGGGCTTCCAAACGAAATGACCGTATTCAAATTCCGGCAATTATTCTTGCTTCAATGACCGGATTTCTTGCTGCAACAACAAATCTTGTACCTTCGGTGGGTATCGGAGCAATGTCATTGACTGTGGGAATTTTGAATACGGTTAATTCATATTATAAGTATGCTCAACTCTCTGAGGCGCATAAGATAACTGCTCAATTATATATGAGAACTTATGCAATTATTGAGGTTGAATTAGCGCTGCCTATTATACAACGCGTAGATGCTAACAAAATCTTGAAAAAGATTCGTGATACGATGCAACATATTTCTGAAGTTGCACCACCGATTCCTGATTCAATTATTAATTTATTCAATAAAAACTTTGCTGGATCTAAGGTTTCCAAACCAATTATTGCGAACGATTTGACGGTTATTCAAGTCTGTAGGTCTAAAAAGGATGGGACTGCTTTGACACCTTCTTTTTCTAGTGTTTAGAGCGTTTTCTTGTTTTTTTTCCTCCTGTTAATGAAAAGCGCATAATCATAGGGCAAGATATTTGTTTTAACTCAGAGTCTAAACATTTTTCTATTTGGCTTATTTTTATAGGACGGTCATTATCCTTTCCATAGTATTTATCACCTTCTTTTTTGTGAATCTCCACAGTCTCACCATTATCCAACAATACAGTTGTCTTTATTAATTTATAATCGCCAGAGGCTGTAAAATATCCTGTTTCTGTATTTATATCAAATCCTGCTGAATGAAAAATGTGTATTCTTGCTTTTTGATTTAAGCCTTCTTCCTTAGTACTATCAGAAGCATCCAGTGTAAAATGATTATATCCCTTTTTAAAATAGTATTTTTTCAAAAAAGTCAGTGATTTTTTGAATAATTTCTTTCCACGATTTAATTTACTTACACAAACATCATGTATATAAATCATTTTATGTTTAGGAAATAAATCCAGCAGTAAAAAATATACTGGCTTATCTTTTTCAAGTAAATATAAGACATCTGTATTTTTAGCCATTTCTCTTACTTCAAGAAGGCTATACTTACCTGGTTGACAATCTTTATTTGTAAGTACATCCAAACTATTTAGAATAGTATCGGGTATATCTTTGATGTTTTTTATCTCCATACTTAATAAGTTTGTATATTTTAAAGGCTGCTAGATTATTTACAGAATTGTTTAGTCCAGAGTTCTAAGATTTCATGTATATCTGTATTCTGATGAACCTTTACGAAATCCGAATCTTTATTGAGAATAAATTTATTCATAAGTGATTTATCAAACACATATGCCTTAATATATTGATGTCCTTCTAAATAAGCCCTGGATATACGATGGTACCCATCCACAATACTATGAGCCCTTGTTACACTTGTTTTATTACCAGTGATAATAATAGGATATTACATAATAGGCATATTTATAATGAGTACATGTCCCCATTTACAAATCGGGAAATGTAAAATTTTAATCAATCAATTTTTAATTAGTATACTCGGACTAAAAAATAATCCAATAAATACCAAAAACATACTCGGCAAATGCTCTTAATTTGAAAAAGCGAGTCCGCCCATACCACTCATGATACGGAGAACATTGTAGTTCGTGGCATAGACACGGACCGTTGAGGATGTCGTGGCGCCAACGGCGTTGTTGGAGATCGTGAGGAGGAGCGTCGTGTTATCAATGCGTGAAAGATTGCATGTGCCAGAGGGCTGGTGCTGCTCAGGCTGGAGGGCGAATGAGTAGACGTTGATACCGATGGCAGGGACGTTCGTGTGGTGCTGGAAGGGCTGGACCTCGTTGAAATAGCGACCCTCGCGAACCGTGAAGCGATCGTGGCCGTTGAGCTGGAGGAGGGCCGTAACGACAGGGTTGTTACCGGCCATGCCCTCAACACGCGTGACGGAGTAGCCAGACTCGAGGACTGAGCGGTCCCAGAAGTCTGAGTAGTTGAAAGGCTGCTGGCCCTTCCAGGGGGCGATGTCAACATCTGAGCATGAGACGAATGAATCACGCTGGACAACCCAGATTAGCTCCTTGCAAGGGTGGTTGAAGTTGAGCTTGATCTTGTTTGATGTTGATGTGACGGACTCGCCGCCCGTGAACTGGAGCGTCTCAATGAGGTACTCGTGGGCGACCTGGGCGAACTTGCGGCGCTCGTCCGTGTCTAGGTAGATGTAGTCTACATAGAGTGAGGCGGCTACGAGGCCCTGGTTGGCGACGCGAGCCATGACCGTGTGGACATTGCTCGTGACCTGGGGCGTGTAGTCCCAGCACATGTTCTTGAGGTCCTGGAACTCGAGATTGATGCGAACCTCGTGGTACTGGAGAGCAATGAGAGGTAGAGCAAGGCCAGGGTGGCGATTGAACCAGAACTGGAGGGGGATGTAGAGCGTGTACTCGGGTGAGCACTTCGTGACCTCCTCGGATGAGTTGGGGACACCAGCACCGCAGTCGGCATCGCAATCCTCACCGCCCTGGACGAGCGTGTTAACGAGCTGGGGAACATTGCCAACCATCTTGGCATAGCCGGCCTGCTTGCCAGCCTCCTGCGTGAGCTCATTCCATACGTGGAGCCAGTCACCGTAGTGCTTGTCAATGCGTTGACCGCCGATTTCAATCTCAACGGACTTGACAAGGTTGTGGCCTGGCCAGTTGAGCCAGCGGAACTGGGCGCCTGAGCCGTCGCTCGTCTGGAGCGTGACTGAGGGGAGCGTGGCCTGGAGGTACATGCGGTAGATTAAGTCACCGTTGCGTTGGATCGTGCACGTGACCTTCTTGCCGAAGTTGGGGGCACCGTTGAAAGGGTTCTCAATTGACTCCATCGCGAAGTTCGTGTGGCGGCGGTACACGACCTTGAAGAACGTGATCTGGGGATTACCCGTAAGGTAAACGTCTTGGGCACCATAAGCTACAAGTTGCATTAAGCCACCACCCGTCATCTCTTGCTATAACCATTGTTTAGAAAATAATTTTTTGGAAAAGATTTTTATCCGGGATTGTTTTCTATTTTCGGAACCGCGACACTATTGGTCTAAACAATTATAGAGGCTAGAGCCTAGAACTAAATGTCCGGGAGTGAAGGAACCTTCAAGATAAAACCTACTAAAAAAAGTAATGTTGAAGAACGAACAACATTGGATGTGATTCATCAACAGCAACTTATAAAGATTTCTGGAGATCAAGAGGATTCAAAACTTATGCAACAATCTATGGCCGAGTTAAGTAAACGAATAAGTGAAACTTCGGATGAACTCATACGTGGCCAATTAGAGAATAAGTATAACCGTTTAAAATCACAACATGACGAAAAACAGAAGGAGGGTCGTGTTTATGATTACTTGCTTGATACTGGTGCCATATTATTTGAATATTATGATTTACAGCATAAGATTTCAAAGGGTGAAGTCGCATCAACGGCACAGTGGACAAAAAGAAAGCCTGGTGATGTGTTAAGCGCACTTGAAAGTGCTGCGTGTATTGATAATCAAGTCGTTGAACAACTTCCTGAAAAGAAGAAAAAGGATACTATAGGTGTAAATCGTGATGTCTTGCTAGAGAAATATTTGCTAAAAATAAATCCTGAGTATGTTAAAAAGAATAATGACCTTGATGATATGTCTGGTGAATGTGTAGAATGTGGCTCTGATATGATGTTTAGTCAAAATGAGG